TCCACCAGCAGAGAACTTATCTTTGCGGGGGAAATGGAGACTTGCCGACTTAGCGGCAATGAGCCCAACTTCCATACCAGTAGCCATATGCAGGACAAAGGTGAGGTAATGACTGCCATCGCTCGAAGCCGAGTGTTGGGTCAAACGACGGACAACACGGGTTTCATGAACGCCAGCGGTATCACCACCAAGCTGCGAACCGTCTTGCTTAACAAGATTGCAGGCAACAAGGTTATCAAAGTTAAGATCATCCTTAATCGAAGTAACTTCGACTCGAAGTTCACCAACCAAGTCAGTGTCATCTTGACCCAGAAGATCTGCGTCATACTCGATGCGCTTGAACAAGTCAGCGTTAGCCGAAGCGGTCAAAGCACGGATCTCAGTCTCAGCGGTAAGCTCAGTGAGGAGCCCAGCCGCAACTGCCAAAGTACCCGTTGGGGTGCTGTAGCCGTTAGCCAAGTCGTAAGCGCCTGCACGGTACGAGCCATCATTGTCAACCAAACCTGCGTCTGGAATCGAAAGATCGACACCGCCAGTGATCTGCGAACCAACTCGACGACCACCGTAGATTGATTTTCCTTTTTGGTTATAAGGAATGTCGGAACCACCAGCACGGTTAGTACCGAGGGTGAAGTCCAAGAAGAACACGAGTCCACTTGGTAGACTCATTGGTTGCACTGACACGAGGTCTTGCGCAAGTAACCCGCCGAATACACGACGTACAATTGGGAATGCGACTGATGCAAAGCCTTCGACATCGCCCGCAGCCATGGAGCTAGCTTCTTTAAGAAGTTGAGCAGCCTGGTTTTCTAGAAGACGACTCATCGCCGATCGCTTAGTATCGTCGCCGAGTCCTTCCAAAAGACCAGTCTTTTCCCACTTCTCTAATAGAGCTTCGCCTTCACGAGCCAGGGAGCGTTCACGAATGCCTTCAGTCAATTTTTCTAAATAAGACATTTTTTTCCTCCTATAGATTAGTTGTCTTTTAATCCTGCGAGTTTCGCCCATCGATTCTTCACAGGATTATTTTCAGTTGATGGAACTTCCTTTCTGGAACTTATAACAGTTGAAGATCCTCTTGAGATCGCCTCAGACAACGTATTAGCTTTTTTAGCCGGACGGCTGCTATTTGTTCTCTTAAGGGTTTCGTAGATCGTCTTCGCCTCATCAACCGTTTGTGCATTTGTGATGTGTTCGGCCAATTGCTTGCGCTGCCGCTCATTCAGGGAGTCATCCTTCAGTACACGATTCGTATAAAGCAGTCTTGCATTTGAAAGGTTGATTTCTTCCAACCGATCTTTAGCTTGTACAAGTAGTGCTTTAAGTCCTTTATTCTCTTCAATCAAAGTATTGTACTTCAATTCTAATTGTAGTTTTTCTTCAATAAAGCTTTCCATGGCTTCATCTTTTTCTTGCCCGTCACGAGCGTTGCTGACTGGAACCTCTTCTAGTTCTTCAGTGTAGCCATGCTCATCTTCGTGAGCCATAGCGTCTAATTCCATTTCAGCTTCTTCGGGAAGATCTAAGTTTAGCATCTCTTTGAATACTTCAACTAGTTCACCCTCATCAATCTCAATATCTTCGCTTCTGTTTCCAGGGGCAGCCTCAAGCTCTTCTTCGGAAAACTCTGGAGCTAGAGCTTGTTCTTCGTCAGCCAACTCAGGAATACCTACTTCATCAGCAAGTTCTTCTCGGTTGACCTTCTCTTCTTCTGCACCTTCAGCTTGGGCGGCAGACATGATTGCACCTAGATCGATCTCGACTACATCAGTTCCGGCAGCTTGCCCCATTGGCAGCTTATCCATAACTGATGCTTGAGCAGGATCTTCCTCTGCGGCAGCATCCATACCCGCATCCATATCCATATCAGGCTCGGCCATTGGATCTTCTTCCATACCAAGATCCATGTCATCTTCTGGGTCTTGTTCTAAAAGTTTTTCAACTCTTTCTCGAACCTCGTCTGAATACTTCTCGACTACGGCAGATTCTGCATTTTTTAATGCAGCCTCTCGCAGAGTCTCTGCATCCAAAATAGCTTGATCTAACATACTTGACATTTGTTTTCCTCTTCTTGATGAGATTTCATCAAAGTAAATAGTCTCCCACAGTTCAAAACTCCTTTCTTAGGCTCCGGCTATGTATGTCACATAAATGTGCATCTTACCGCCGGTCAAAGCAGCAGTGCCAATTACAATGCCGATTAGTATGTCTGCTTGCGTTTTCAACCCGGTCTGCGGCGGCGCAACATTAGTTAAAATAAGACCAGAGCCATTTGCTGTGTAGTCAGTAAAAGCTGCGGCATTTTTAAATGCAGTATAAGCACCGGCAAGCCCGACGCCAACAGTTGCTGATCCAGCAGATGCAAGATCTGTTTCAACATCAATATATCCGCCAGTGATAATGGCATTGTCAGGAATCGAAACACTTAGATTTTTGTTGCCGACGCCACCGCCATCAACTGCAAAGTCATACGTTGCCTTGGTGATCCTAGTATTAGGTCTGCCCGGTGTGAATTTACCCATGTGTCAGTGTCCCCTTAGCTGTCGATACCATCGCCGGAAAGCGAGAACATCTGGTCTGGATCAATGCCTGTAAGTTCTGCGAAGATTTCAACATGTCCATTCGCAGCTTTGGAGGTAACATAAACTCTCTCAGCTTTTACGTCCATTGCGAGACTATCTCCAAAGTTATCTAAAGTAATATAATGGTTATTAACATCCCAGTTGCTAGTTTCGGAGAAGTGTACTTTTAGCCCAACATTGGCTTCACTCTTATTAACCACCGTAATGTGCTTTGACACTGAAGGGAATGAATACCCCATGGTGCTTCCACTTGCGATCGTAGCACCCGACCCTGTTACATAGGGGACACCTGCAACTTGATAAGAACCTACATTACCAAGCCCTGGTCGGTAGTGTTGATGATAACTTCCTGTAGTTGGATTATGCTTGGTTCCTGCCCGACCTGTGAATGCGCCTTTCCTCATTAGTTCTTTCTCCTATTGTACCTTTTCTTGCTAAGGCTACTATAGTTATATAGTTCCTCTTGTTTTTGATTCAACTTGTTAATTAGTTTTTGTCTTCTTCTTTTTTGTTCGCTTTTAATTGCTGAAGGTTTTTTATAGTACTGCCTGTCCTTAAACTCGTCCATAATTCCAGACTTGCGAACTTTTTTAGTAAACTTTCTGACCATGATCTCAGGATTATCTCTGCAATCCTCAGACCTCACCTCAATGTACGTTGAGATCTTTCTTGGTTGTCTTTTCTGTCTTCTCATTTATAAACTCACTTTCTTTTGTTCATTTTATCTAAAATATTTCCCCAGTTAGACATTCCTGGGATACTATCAATTCCTACTCCGGCACTAGAGGGGTCTACCCCAAGAGGGGCACCAGCACCACCACCGCCAGGAAGTGGTTTTGTACCCTCAAACAGTGCAGAATTACTAAACTTTGATTTCACGTCATCGTAGCTGCTTTTACCAATTGAGTTAAGCACTTGTTTACGATTTTTGTTCATTTGTTGTTTAAAATTTGCCTCATGTTGCGGGACTTGAGGCTCTCGTCTTTCAACAACAAGACTTCCTCCTAACCCTTGAGCTACCTCTGACACAATTGATTTAAGAAGTCCATCCTCAAGAATAACTTCTTTCACACACTCCTTTACCAATGCTTTAAGCTGCGACCGCTTCATTAGTCCTCCAAAATATCGTTCAATGCACGATTGATACGATCAGCTTTTGTTAAATTAGACTTTACTTGACTCTCTGCGACTAGATAAGCACCCGTAGTGCTTGGCTCTGAGACCAAATCAAAGCACAATAGTTGGAAATCGTCCTCGACCATGGTTGTTTGCCCTTGTTGGCGGGTTGAGCCCAGTCCTCTACTAGAGATGCCTAGTTGAACCCCACCTTTTACAAGTTGTTTGGCAACTTGCCCGGCAGGGGTATCAAGAATCTTTAACTTACCCATAACATCATCGCCATCCCACCATACTTCGGTGATTAGGTGACTTGCGTTCTTAAGCTCAACAACTGAACTGTCTGGGTGATCCAATTCTCCAATAGCTCGCCCCTCTCGGACAAGCTTGGTATAGTTCTTCATCTCTCGCTCAAGGATGGGCTTAGGATAAATGCGCCCATTACCATTCTTTTTTCCTGCGGCTTGAATTTTACCAGCCAAAACCAGATGAATGCCTTGACGATTGCCTTCACGCTCGTCCTCTGTTAGCATAGAATCGCTATAATCTAGGTTCATAAACTCTTGTAGTACATATTTCTTAGTCATTTTTATCTCCTTAGAGTGCGGGCGCTACCCGCACGATACTACTACCCCTGCAACACCTGGCGACTGGTCTCAGCCTCCACTTTTGCGTCCACATTCCTTTTAACTCGGTATTCATGTTGAAATCCTCCGTCCGATATTAGCATACACAACGCATACGACGTACCTGATGATAACCAGCCCAACAAAAGCATATTGACCAAAGTTACATCAAAGGTAAATAGTTCTGTAAATGGGTTTAGGAGCAGAAGAAGTAAACCAGACCAAAAGCCCACACACATCGGGCAATGAAAAAAGTGATGTTTGGGTCTCAGGCGCTCAAATAAAGTAGAAAACACCAATATTTGTGTTAATCCATATGAGCACAATATAAAATATACTAGTTCCAAATTAGACTCTGCTTTCTAGTACAGGTAACCATACCCAACAAAACTGTATGTAGAACTCTGCCCGGAGAGCCTTCCATAGGGCGTATCTTCTTCTGGAGTTACCTCGCCCAGTTCTGTGGTTTCCGCATCGCTAGGATCTGTAAAGCGATCCTCAATATCTTTGTCATATTCTTGAGCTTTTATCTCTTCACCTTGGGATTTTTTGATGTATTTTTCAACTTCCAACAAGGTCACTTGGATCGGATCTACGCCCTCTTCTCCATCACCAATCTTTGCCTCTAAAACACCAAATTTTAAACCACCTTGGATCATATTGTGATCTATCACACCACCATTTTCCAAAGAGGTCATAAGATCCCTCTGATAGCTGTATATGTTCGAGTTGTCTCCAGTATACATCTTAGGTATGGCTGAAACTGTCTTCGCTGCCGGGGAAACGACAATGTTCATTTTCTCATGGTCTGTTATTAAAATATTACCAGCTAGAGTTTTGCGTATTTGCAACTCAACAGTGGCTTGAACTGGTTTTGGTTTGTTTATTTTAATCTTCAGTGGCATCGGATTCGTATTCTCGCACTAAGCTTTGGAGTTTAAGGACCTTTTTTATGTCTTTTTGTGTAAGAGATGAAACGTTTATTGCATTTATCTTTTCAATAACTAAGTTGGTGTTTTTAATCATTTCCTCGTCGGATTTTACCTCTGACGAGCGCAAAGATTCATTAACCCTGTCTTTGATTCTAGACAACTCTTCAACTAAGTAAAGCTGAAAGTCTGCAACGTCGTCGCCAAGCGATACAATGTAATTGCTTAGTAAACTTCTTTGCTCCGGTAACAACTCTTTATACTTTTCATTAAAGTTCTTTACAAAACTTTTAATAACTAAAGTATCAACGGGTTTTATGATTGATTCTTCCAAGCGCTTTGAAGATGAAAGCACACGAAGAATATCTTGTTCTAAAATAACCCGCTTCTTAATTGGTGTTTTCTCATTAAAAAGTTGATAAACGGTTGCATAGCTTTTGTAGTTGGGGACAAAGTTTGAAAAAACAGAAGAGCCAAGCCCTTTGTTAATATCATTTATCAATTTGCTTTGCTCAGTAAATATCTTTTGTTTGTCTAGATCTTTATGTTCTCTTGTGGCACGATATATCATTTTTTCAGCGGTATATTGATCTAACTCGTCGCCTTCAAGTAGTGCCTTGTAGCACTTTAATTCTCTTCCCAATATTTTATCAGACTTAAAATATTCTTTCAAAATTGATAGAGTTTTATTTTTTCTTGCAGAGTTTTTTGACACTATCGCTTTGGTGACTTCTCTTACCAGCGCCTCAAAAACAAATGCTGTATTTCTTTTCTTGTTGTGCTTAGTTTTCATAGTTTTTTTCCAAATCAGTTATCAGCTTACGGATATCGTTATTGGTCTCCTTGATCAATGTCTCTTCTCTGTCTAAAGATTCACCAACAGTGCCCCTAGATAATGGTCTCATTTCACCTGCCCACCCTTTATATAGGTTTCTATCAGAGCTAGATGCTACGCTTTCTCCTGCGCTGGCTAAATAACTTCGGAGTCTTGCCCCTGCTCGGCGACCATCAATTGAAACACTTTCATAGCCGTTGTCGTTTCTTTGTCCCGGTTCTGCTAAAAGAGGACCCTCTTCCTCCTCCTCAGCGGGCTCGGCTGCTGGTTCGTCACCGCCACCAAGGTCAGTGTCGCCAGCAAGATCACCACCCAAGTCAGTGTCGGCAGCTTCATCGCCACCAACTGCCGCTGACATAGCTTCACCCGCAGCAGTGCCAACAGACTCAATGGATGCATTGTGTCTAGAGTCGCTATATTGTTCAAACTGGATTCTTTCAACTTCATCATCATCGAGTTTGAAGATATTCTTATATATCCACCTTTTCGAAAAGAATCCATCGGTTGCAGCCCCAGCGATTTCAAAACGACTTCTAAGGTGTTCAAGCTCCTGCAACTCAGCGATTTTTGATGGATTATTAAGACTTAACTTAAAGTTAGTCAAGTCAGCGTTTCTATACCCAATAGTAAACAAGTGAATAATACACATTTTTTCTACTTCAGCTAAAACAACCCGCTGCAATCTTTGGATGGTTCTGGCAAAACGAATATCTTTTTGTGCAAGTGTGGTTTTGTCTTCCATAGTATCGGTCTGAGCCAGATATGCCTTCGGAAGCTTAAGAGCAGAAAACAACTTGTCCCTAAGGTAATTCACATCATCTATATCACCAGTAAAAGAGCCCCCTGCTAAGGTTTCAATCCGTGATGACTGTCCTGCACGAACAGGAATATAATAGTCCTCGTCAATACTCATAGCATTATAGCGCAAATCAACCCTACCTGTATCCGCATCAACAATTTGATTTCTTTTCATTTGCGTCTTTACTTGTTCAATGTACATCTCAACATCTTCAGCAGGAATGTTGCCAACATCAATATAAAATACTCGGCGCTCAGGCGATCTAACAATCCTATACGCCATCATAGCATCCTCAAGCAAAGTCAACTGACGCCAAATTCTTCTGGATGGCTCCAACACTGAGGTTCCGTAAGGGACGTACTTATCGTTGCCTAAAACTCTAAAGTGAGCTAACTGCCAGTTTTCAAAGGTTACCCCTGGCTGGGAATCTCCTGACCAATAGTATTGAACATAGTTTGGGTTTGTTGGATCTTTTCCTTCAAGTCTCTCAACCTCTCTAACTGGTAATGGAATAACATTAGTTATCCCTAAAGTGTCGTCAACATCCAAATACAAAAAATAATCTCCGTACTTGCACATGCTGCGAGCCCAGCCAAATAAATTTGACTCAATATTTAAAACAGTGTATAATAAAGTGTGTATAATCTCTTTAATTTCACGATTGTGACATTCAATGTGAATCAAAGGATTTAATTCAGACGAGGTAGTAATCTCATCTGCGTAAACATCAAGTGCAGATGCAATCTCAGGCATATATTCCATCTGATCAAAATCGGTATATCTTAATTGCTTGTCACGGTTAAGTAATATTTTTGACTGAAGACCTGAGAATGGATTATAGTATTCTTTTTTCTTAAATTCTTTACCAGTAGCTGTGGTAAACTTATATTTTGTTATTGTTCTAGCCGAAGTTCTGGTAACCGCTGGTTGGTTATAGTCCACCAATGGTCCACTAAAGAGTCTTGTCAATCTCTTAAATAATGTAGACTGTTGATTCCGTGGATTGTTTTGATCGCTTTTATGTTGATTGCTGTTATCCGCCATTTTTACCCCTTAGTGATCCAAGAAAGATCGTATGTTTTGCCATCATTGCCTTGAAAGGTGTCTTTTGGTCCCCTTGGGGGCTTGTACCCTTGCATACCTTGTATTTTTGTATTAAAGGTACTGTTACTCACTGAAATGCCACCAATCATAGCCTTTTTATATTCTACCTCTCTTTTGTTGACAGTTAAAGCCGTGTCTCTAACCCAACAGCCGATGCTAGTTGCTATAACAAGATCATCATTATAACCTCTCATAGCTTGCGGTCTCCCATTGTGCCAAACAAAAGTTTTAACCTCGTGCGCTAAACGCTTAGAGTTAATATTAATTAGTTTGTTTCTGACGAATTCCTCAAACTTAGCGATAACAAGTGGACGAGTTTTCATAGACATCGTAAAACCTGCAACACCGCCAATGGCTTCAGAGGTGGCTTGATCAATGTATTCATGAGTCGAACGCACACTATAATATATGTTGGAATAATCAAGATCCTCCAACCTGCTAAGCACTCCAATACCTAAAGAATTGTTTTCAATCACCAAAAGCGCTTTGTTGTATTCAGTGGCCATACTAAAA